CCTGCCACTGGTGTTGATATTCAAGTGCGTGAATTAGCAGTTACAGTATCTTCAGCTGAAACATTAAGCCCATTTTTATTAATGGGTGGATAAGGAAAGAACATGGCAATTACATACAAAGTTTTAGGACAATCAAACCCGCTGGCAACAACAGCAACAACACTTTATACGGTGCCAGCAGCAACAAGTGCAATAGCTTCAACCATTACTATTTGTAATCAATCGGCTAGTAATGATTTTTATAGAATTGCAATACGACCAGCAGGTGCAACATTGGATCCAAAACACTATATTGCATACAATGGTGCTATTCCATCTTACGATAGTATCAGTTTAACAATTGGTATCACACTAGCTAGTACTGATATAGTTACAGTATATGCAGGTACTGCAAATCTAAGTTTCAACTTGTTTGGTTCGGAGATTAGTTAATGGCGGTACAAACGCACAGTAGACAAAAACTTAGTGCTAAGGTTTTTAATAGCACAAGTATATCCAATCCATCAATACCAACAGCAAACGCAATTGAATATCTTGTTGTTGGCGGTGGTGGTGGCGGTGGTGCTTGGCTTGGTGGCGGCGGTGGTGCTGGTGGTTTTAAAACTGCAGCTGGTTTTGCAGTATCTCCTGGTGTATCATTAACAGTAACAATTGGTGCAGGTGGTGCTGGTGCAGCTGCATCAACAAACCTTGCAGGTGCGAACGGCACAAATTCAGCATTCTCAACAATTACATCTTTAGGCGGTGGTTATGGAGGATCAGGCATTGCAGGTACAGGTGCATCAGGTGGTTCTGGCGGTGGAGGTTCTGATTCAGGAAGTGCTAGCGTAGCATCAGGCGGTGGCGCAGGCACTGTAGGACAAGGTAACAACGGTGGCGGTGGACTTGATGGATCAGGCGGCGCAGGCGGAGGTGGCGGTGGTGCTGGCGCTGCAGGTTCTAATGCTATAGCAGCATCTTTCCCTTCTGGTGGAAACGGCGGAGCTGGATTATCTTCATCAATAACCGGAACATCATTGTATTATGCCGGCGGCGGCGGTGGCGGTTGTTATAATACTGGTGTAAAAGGTGGTGACGGCGGCGCAGGCGGTGGCGGTGGCGGTAGTACGTGGTCAGGCACAACTGCCGGCACTGGCGGTAGTAATGGTGGCGGCAACGGTAATGTAGGTGCTGTTGCAGGCGCAGGTGGTATTAATTCTGGCGGTGGCGGCGGAGGTTCTAATGGTACTGCAGGATATACTTCAAGTGGTGCAGGTACAGGTGGTTCAGGCATAGTTGTTATTCGTTATGCAGTTGATTATAAAGCAGCAACAGCAATTACCGGTTCACCAACAGTTACAGTTGCCGATGGTTACAGAGTTTATAAATGGACCAGTTCAGGTTCTATTACATTCTAAGAAAATAATATGACACTCAAGATTACAACAGATAACATAGCAACAGCAGCACTCAATTCTTTAGGTGGTGGTATTAAGATATCATCTGTAACTTTTACAGGTAGTGCTACTGCTGCAAGAATAACCGGTGGTGAAACTGTAACAGTTAATGGTTCGGGTTTTAACGCTAGTTCAATCGTTTATATAAACGAAACCAGTTGCAACACCACTTATGTAAGTGGCGCAAGTTTAACATTTACAAGTCCAGCCAAAACTGCTGGTACATATAATCTTTATGTTTATAATGATGATGGTTCTTCTGGAATTAAACCTGCTGGTATACCATTTAGTGATGTGCCTATATGGTCAACCGCAAGTGGTTCTTTAGGTACTGCGTTTATTGGTGCAATCACATCAATTACAGTAAGTGCAAATAGTGATACTACAATTACTTACAGTGTTACATCAGGCAGTTTACCGACAGGATTAAGTTTGAATTCAAGTACAGGTGTAATTTCTGGTACTCCTACAGGATCAGCTGCTACTTATAATTTTACAATTACAGCTACTGATGTTGAATTACAAACAACAAGTAGAAATTTTAGTATACTTATTGCTTCCGGTGTTGAATTATTTACTCCGGCCGGCAAAACAAAACTACTAGGATTACAATTTAATGCTAGTGGTTTAACAGTAACGGGTTCTTACACCGTCACAACAGTGGGAACATTAAGTTATCAATCAACTGGTGGTGTTTTTAATTCTGGTTTTGCAACTGGATGGGGATCAGGTACCTACATAACAATAGACAATCTCACTAGCAACTCAACAACAAGAAGTAAAACTTATGTTGCTTGGTACAAAGGTACTCAAAGTAATACCGGAGGCTCTTATTCACCTAGTGTTCCTATATTTGCAGAACCTAGTGGTGCTGTGTATTGGGGTTTAGGTATGAGTAACGGAAAAATCACAGTAACAAATGGAACAGATTATCAAGGAACAACTAGCGTTAATACAGGCAATTGGGTTATGTTAGCATGGGTTGTTAAATCGAATCTTAGAGTGGACTCTTATGTTAATGGTGTTAAACAAACTTCTGCAAGTAACATTTTAGTTAATGAAAGTTACATGGGAACAAAATACATAGGAACTGGATACCCTTATGCAGGTGTAGCATCTCCTACAGCACTAGATGCAATTCAAGTGATAGATGGTGAATTGACTGATTCAGAAATTCTTTCCATATATAGTGGCACAGCGGTTTAAAGGATTAAAAAATGGCAACAAAAATCAACAGAAGAAACATAGACAACCAAACATTAATTGATTTAGGATATACAAGTTCAGACACATTTACTCAGGTTAAATTTCCTTTGGGTGATTACGGTTCAGTAGCACAAGAAATTTTTGGTGGATTAGGTCTAGAACAGTATGGTAGAATTTGGGATAATAAAACAACAATATCAGTTTTTTATCCAGATAGTTTAATCCCACTCGATGCGGGTTATTTAACATAAATACTTATATTAAGGAATATAAATGGCTACACAACTACAATTTAGGCGAGGAACTACTGCACAGACCATAATCTTTACCGGAGCAACCGGAGAAGTTACTGTTGACACAACTAAAGGTGTGGTAGTCGTGCATGATGGTACAACTGTAGGTGGTACACCATCAGTCACCGAAGCATTTGCAAGGTCTTCCGCAAATACAGCAAATTCTTCATACGCAACCGCTAATGTTGCATTAGTAAACGCTAATGTTGCATTAACATATACAAACACTTTTTTATTAATGGGAGCTTAACAAATGCCATCGGTCTTAAAAATTTTAGGTCAATCTAATCCAGCACCAAATACTGCAACAACTCTTTACACAGTGCCAGCAGCAAACAGCACAGTAATTTCTACAATTTCAATTGCAAATTTGTCAGCAAATACCACAGGTTTTAGAATTGCTTGTCGTCCAGCTGGTGCATCATTGGCCAACTCACAATATATTTCATACGACACAGTTTTAGGTGCAAGTGATACTGTTGCTTTGACATTAGGTTTAACACTAGCAGCAACTGATGTTCTTACTGTTTATGCTAACACAGGCAACGTTACCTTTAGTGCGTTTGGTTCGGAGAATTACTAATGGCAATTAAAAAATCTTCCTTAAGTGGATTAGCTTTTAATAGGACTATATCTTACCAGCAACCAGTCGCTTCAGCTGGCGGTGGTGGCGGTGCTGTCACAGTTGGACCTACAGCCACAGGTGGTACAGTTACCACATTTACCGATGCAAACAATGCAACTTACAAAGTACATACATTCACATCAAGTGGTTCATTTGTAGTAAGTTCTTTAGGTGCATCCAATAATAGTATTGAATTGTTAGTTGTGGGTGCTGGTAGTGGTGGCCATACGAGTACAACCGGTGGTGCTGGTGGCCAAGTAAAATATTATGGTGCAGAAAATTCAAATCTTTTTACTAGAGATATAGCTGTTGAGGGTTCAGCACTAGCAACTTTAGCAGCAGCAACATACACAGTAACAATTGGTGGTGGCCAAGCAGCTGGGACTGTTGGTACTGCAACATCATCTTCTTTTATCGGAACAGGCATAAGTGTAACATCGACTGGTGGATCAAATCCACAAAGCGGACAAACCAGTAGGATTTATTCAATAAGTGGTAATGGTTTTCAAACCGGTACATCAGGTAGCAATTATTATTCACACGGTGGTTCTGGTGCAGCAGGCCGAGGAAGTGCCCTTGGTGGTGATGTAGGTGGTGGAGGTGGACCTCCACAATATTTTATGATAAAAGGAAACACAGTTACATTTGTTGGTGGCGGCGGCGGTATTGGAATTAATAGTGGATATGGACAAAACTATGAAAGATACAGAGGAATTGGTGGCCAAGGTGCCGGTAGAGCAGATGAAACTGGTGTAGCTAACATGGGTGGCGGCGGCGGTGCTGGTTGGGACGGTAGCGGCGCAAAAGCTGGCGGTTCAGGTATTGTAATTGTTAAATATAGAATTTCTTAAGAGGTAAAAATGGCACACTTTGCACAATTAGATGAAAATAAAATCGTAACAAAAGTTCTAGTAATAGAACAAGATGTGATTGATACAGGTTTATTCGGAGAACCTAGTTCTTTCGTACAAACAAGTTACAACACACATGCCGGTGTACACACATTAGGTGGAACACCATTGAGAAAGAATTATGCTGGTACAGGATATACTTATGACTCAGGTCGTGATGCATTCATACCACCTAAACCATATAATAGTTGGACATTAGTAGAAGACACTTGTTTGTGGACTGCGCCAGTCGCTATGCCTACAGATGGTAAAGTGTATAGTTGGGATGAAGAAACACTTTCATGGAAAGATATCTCTGACGGAAAATCAACACCAGTAGTAACTGTTTAAAAGGTTTATATTATTATGTCATCGCATGAACTTGGTTATTTTGGAAACATTTGGGTTAGACAACATGTTTTGGAAAGAAAGGAAGATAAAGCTCCTGGCCACAAACATTTTTTTGACCATGTAACGTTACTAACAAAAGGTAAAGTAGAAGTTACTGTTGAAGGTAAAGAACCAAAACAATTCACCGCACCAACTTTTATTATTATTAAAAAAGAACAAGAACATAAAATTGTTGCTTTAGAAGATGACACAATTTATTATTGTGTATTTGCTTTAAGAAATATTGATGGGGAAGTGGTTGAAGATATTTATGGAGAACAGCATGATCCCAATTCAGCACAAACATGTCCAGAAGATTATTGGGAAAAAGTAAAAAAGATTGAAAACATTTAAGAGATATCACTTCAATAAAAAATGTCACTATTAAAAATAAAACCATTTATTATAGATGATACAACTGCAAGTGATGCATTTGTACGGGCTAATGCAGCCTTTGGCCAAGCAAACACAGCAGCTGCATTTGCAAATGGTTCCTTTGATAGAGCTAATGCAGCATTCAATACAGCCAATAATGCAACCGACAGCTGGGTTAGAACACAGGCCAACAACGCATTTAATTCAGCCAACTCCGGTGCAACATTTGCTAATGCATCATTTACAACCGCAAACTCCGGTGCAACATTTGCTAA